TCTGAACTTTCAATGTAATCATTAAAATCTTCCGGGTAGTTTTCTCTGAGGTAGTTAATCATTATCCGTCGAAGACTATCAAAATCATAGTGTTGAAAGTCTGCGTTGCGGTATGACTGATAAATTCTTTTCCACTCCTCTGCTAGTAGCAAACGATTCTGTCTATCGGTTGATGACATTTAGCTTTCCTTTTAGTGTATTTATTTGATTATAATATACTACTTTTATTTAGAATGAGGCATAACCTGCGTTTTTATCAAAGTTTATACGCATTGTTTCACTGATGTTATACGGTAAGTAAGTTAATTCACAATATATTGCTAATCCATGTTCATATTCATCTAATAATATATTCTCTGCATTAACTCTTGGCTCAGAATCAATAATTTCGTTAACATTGTCAATAATTTGCTCTTTAACTGTATCAGTCAATGGCTCAAATAACAAATCCCATAAAATACATCCAAACATTGGATCAGATAATTTTTCACCTCTTTTGATATGAAAATGATTTAGCAAATCTTGCTTTATAATAGCTAAATCATGCAAAACTGAACTTGTTCCATCTGGATCTACTGTGCTAACTCCTTTATATACGGTTGTTCCTGGATGATATGCTTTATCTTGCCTATTTTTATTGACTGTTATTTCTTTATATAAAGGTTTTTGTTTAAATTCTCTACTAGCCATATTATGGTCCTTCAATATCTGATGGTGCTGCGCTACCTTTTCTAAATGTGTCGGGTGTTAGTATATAAGGTATTTCTTCTTGCTCATATAGTAACGAAAATTCGCAACTATCGGCAATTCCAATTGTTGAATCTGTTTTATCTGGTTTGAACTTCAGCGGTTCTAAGTTTTCATGGCTCTGCCACGGCTCATGAAGAGGAATTCTAACAGGAATATACGGAAAATGAGTACATTCTGGCAATATTGCTGGTTCTGCCGGGGTTGCGTCCTCTGCTATCTTGCCTATTGACGCTGCTGTTGCTCCAACTCCAAACTGCTGTATATTACTCATATAATTTGTTGAGGCAAATATATGATTTTGTGCTGCTGACATTCTATTATGGCTATTTGCTTTCAAATGATTTACTGTTGTAGCTGTCAAAAAGTTCTGTTGGGAATACATAGTAGCAGTTACTGAGGCATAAATTCTCATATGCTCATTTGTCTTTAAATGCATTGATTTTTTTGAATGCTGATGGAATGTTTTTTCAGATAGCTGATGAAATACATCTTTTGACTTATGATATGTCTTTTCATCGGATAATTGGTGTATATTTCTTTTAGCATACAAGAAAAAGTCTCTATCTAGTGTAACATGCCCATCTTGCGACACTTCTAACTTAAAATCACCTTTTTTAGGATGTGTTCCTACTTTCCAATACACATCTCTAGTTACATCTATGTATAAATTATCTCCAGGCTGTGCTGTATCCGATAAATCCTCAAATGTTCGATATTTTCTATCCCCATATGTTGGACTTTTTGGATCTTCGTCCTCTTCTGCCAGCTTTGCTCGCTCTCCGTCAGCTTTTTTAGTCTCTTGCGTACCAACTCTCCAATGAGAAGCATTCCCTGACTCTAATCTCATCTGTTCATGTGCTTTTAGATTGATATTTCCAGAGGCTTCTATGTTGATATCCCGTTTGGCACGCAGGTTGAAGTCCATTTCTGTATGTACGCTAACACTGTCATAAGAATAGACATCTATTTTGCCATTATTTGTTAGTTCTATCCAAGCCGTACCCCTAGCATTTATAATATAGATGAAATCTTCAGTGTTATGCATCAATATTTGATGTCCAGTGCGTGTTCTTAGCCTAACCATCTCATTATGTGGCTTTGTAGGCTCGCCTTCCTCTTTCTTTTCTATCAATTTGTAGTTTGGTGGTTCTCGATGTGGTAATTTCTCACGCTGAATCATTGAATCACCGTCATCCATCACAAAACTTGTACCGCCAAGCCTATTAAATGGAGTTTGTGACAACCCATCTGCTGTAGAGTAGGATGTTTTTGACTTTCCTTTGCGTCTATCTAGAGGTCCAGGTGTGCTCCACCCAAATACCATTGAAGGAACTTCACGTCTAGCAGAGCTTGAGGATAATCCTCTTGTCTGATCTACTTTTCCTTCTAAATGTTTTACTAATCCTTGTCTTTCTAATATTGCTATTTGCTCTAAATCAGCATCTTTGACATATTGTGTAGGATCATTGCCTAATCCGTTGTGTGTTTCTTTGTTAAACTCGCCTACTGGGACTTGTTTGCCAGTATAAGCTCCTCCTTCTGAATATTCTGTAGCCGCATTGCCTGGCATCATAAAATTCATAAACTTATCTTGCACACAACCTATCCAAAACCCAAATCCAAAGTTGTTTTCAGCCATTATTATAAGAACTTTGACTCCAATGTCTGGAGGAATAGCCCAAAATCCATAACTTTTTTGTGTATTATCAAATCCTGGGCTACTTTTTACCCCTTCTCTAGATGTTTGTCCTAAAAACGGGCTTTCATAGGTGCAAGGAATAAAATATTCTGAGTCTTCAAACTCAGAACCTGTCTCAGTAACTCTAAGAAGCTCAACTTCAATCGTTCCCATATATTCTGTATCAAGATGATTCACAACTCTACCTATATATGGACCAACTCCTTGCATCCAATCTGGTTTAGTTCCCCTAGAATATCTATTTGTAACTGCCATTTGTTCCTTTATCCAATAGCGCCTTGTGCATAGCCGCCTTGTAATTGGGCTACATACACATCATCATTAAATTGCTTTCGTTCACCACCCTCTGTAATTAATTTCTGTTCATCACCTGGTGCTTCTTTTGTATCTGTTCCTGATTGCATTGGGCGACGAACTAAAGTTAGTGATTGAGTAAAGAGTCCTTGACTGAATCGACTTGTAACATCAATAACTTGATATACTCCGCTGTAAGATGTGGAAACAATAGCATCATCAAATTTTAAATGCCCTTCTTTATCCCCTTTACCTGGATTATATCCATAATCAATAGGTGTTTTAAAGTTAACTTTCACATCTACTTCACCATTGTGTATATACATTGTTCCATCTTTAGACAAATTAATGTATTCTCCAGGCTTTGCTCTGTAATTTCCAGTGCCAGAATCTGTCAAAAAGTATGGATCGCCCATAATTTCCATATCAACTTGTATCATATCTACGCCACTATTCAAATAATTGTCGTTAAAGTTACGAGCTGCTACAATTTTTTCGTTTTCATGGTGCCCGCCGCCTTGTCTGCTTGTCAAATTCTTTTCTATACTCTGTGTAGGGCGATGTCCATTTGCTGATACTGCTCCTTGCCCTTCTGTTTGAATCAACTCTGTTGGTTTTGCTTGTCTTCCTCTTGAATCACTTTTTTTGGTGCGTGATCCGTGTTTTCCTGTATGTGTATTATTTAAAGCAACAAAAAAGCCACTGTTTATTTGAATATCAAATTTAATAATAGAATCATTATGCCCTGTATAGATATAATCGTATTGTTTTACGCATTGATCTTCTAATGCTGATATATCTATAACATTTGTTACAGGAACAAAACGACTTTTATGGGTTTTGTACGGAACAACTTGGTATATATACACATGAGCATCCCTTCCTTCTGTTTTTTGCTTTATATCGCTTTTGATAGACAATAAATATGTCTCTATCTTGAACCATTTGATAAATCCTTGTGCATCTGGCTCAACTTCAAGCAATTTTCTGCCATATTCGCTCATTAGAATGATCTCTTCTATCATATCTTCAATAGTTGTACCTGTTTTAAAATCAAATTCAGCAAGATCATCACTTATTTTTATGTTATTTCTATCAAACACACCTTCTCTAGTACCCCTTAACTCAGCAAACATAGGTGTCATCATAGGATGCTTTACTTGATCTTGTGGATTTTCTACTATCTTTGCTGATCCAATATCATTTGTGTTCTCTCTATCGTCAGCAAAGTTCCTAGCTTTCTCCCCCATTGTGCTACGCAATATGATAATAGACTCATTAGCTTCTAATTCATCTTTAAACTCACTTTTCTCAATTATAGCACTTGTGACAGTTCCCCATAATCGTTGTCTCTCTTCGGCTGAAACTGCTCTTTTTCCTGTATCAGCAGCATTTATTGAATCTCCTTCGAAATCAAATTTTGTAGAAGTATTTCCGCTACCTTCACCAATCTTTTCAATCATATCAGTTTCATCTTCTGGTTTTGGAAATATAATCACAAATTCATCTGGTACATACGACGGGTTTTGTAGTCTTTTCTTTTGTTCTCTATTATTGAATGCGGTTGTAATGGCATAAAATCCAGACTGACAACACTCTTTTACAGTTCGTCCACGTATTTTTCTATCATTTTTGAGGGAATATTTCTGAATTAGGGTAGCTTGTTCGTTCCAAGGGTAAGCTTCAACCTTATATTGCGATCCAGACTCATTAACTGAAAAGGTAACATTAGAAAATTTTATAGGAATAGTTCGTCTTAGCCCTGTATCAATATTATTTACGGATTTTCCTGTATCATCCCAGCCAATAAAGTCAATAATTATTAAAAACGGAGCAGTTGAGTAGTTGGCATGCCCACTTTTTTGTGCTGCCTTCATCAAACTTTCAATAAATGTTCCTAACCCGTAGGGTTCTATTACATCAAATGATATATTAGTGGCATTTGTGTGTTTTGTAGTAGTTGCTGGTGAAATAAGAGCTTCTATAGTTATATTATCAACAAAATACTCTAATTTTGAGTCCCAATTGTCCGAATTTAGCACACCTGGCGCATTTGGAGTTCCTCCAGATCTCAATACGATATTTTCTGGAGTCTTTATTCTATATGTTGTCCATGGATTATTGATTTCTTCATGTGTTAAACAACAGAGAGTAAAGATATAATTGTAACTAGCATAAACATTTAACGGATTTGGTATAGGAAGCCCAGCTGGTTTTGAACTGCCAGTGCTTGGAGACTCTGCTGCAGTGGGAGTTTCAACAACACTAGTTGGTGCATCAGTTGGTTTCACTGGTGCTCCGGGCATCTCAACTGAAATATTAGGCGATGATATAGGTACTGATGTAGGAATAACGTTAGGAACAACTTTTCCAAATTCCATGGGTGTTGTATCCGTGCTCTGCATATCAGGGAAATCTGTAGTGGGTTTTATAACCTCATCTTTATCATCAAGAAGACCTTTTGCACCTTTGACAAGCCCAGTAACTGCTTCATAGAACATATTATAATCCTAGCATATCTCTTAGCGAATTAAAATTTGGAATTCTAATTTCTAAACCTGCAACCATATCATAAACTGGGTCTTTTATCAAATCCATGTTTCTTTGAGCAAATACCCACCACAATTTATGATCATTGTACAAATCAAACGCTAATAGATCGGGTCTATGAGTGTATTTTTCTTGTAAAATATATACTGGGTCGCTATCAAACGCTGGTATAGGGCGAATTTTCATCAAATCTAAATAGCCATTGTTTATTACTGGAGTATTATACCACGGACTGCTAATAGAACCTGCCATTATAGGAATTCTCCAGTAGCTACATAATCACCTCTAACAAAACTATCCAAAGAAAATGTTTTTACCTTTTGTCTGCTGTGAATAAAGATGCATCCAACGGTAAAAGTGCTATTGACAGGTACATATGTCCCCTCAACATCATTAGCAAAATTAGATATTAGCATATAATCAACATTAGTGGGCAAAGGCATAGTAACATTTTCAATTACTATTGATGTATTATTGAATATATGATCCCCGTACCCACTTAACTTTAGAACAGGAGGGGGAGATCCTGTTGGAAGTATTTCATTTTCACCATATGCCATTTTAGAAGCTGACATTAAGAAATGTTTTGCTGCAATCCAATACTTTCCTTCGTCTTCTGTCTCAACAGTAAAGTCACCTGATATTGTAACTTGAGTAACTGCTGAATTTTGATATGAATAAAATGGATAATTGCTATGAACTGGACGTGTTGGCGTATATTGTGCTGAAGATATAAGCGCAATATCAGGTGTATATGGAAAAACCAAATATCCATCTGTGGATTGAAGTGGTTTTAGAATGCCTTCTCCTGCTAATTCCATATATTCATCTGGAACTTTTATCTTAACTCGCCAATCAGGGTTTCCACTTGGCACAAAATGGGCTTTACCAAAGCCTTTTTTCTTTGCCATGAGCCCGCTACCACCAAATCCCATAAATCCTTCGCCTGAGCCGCCGCCAAAGCCTAAAGAAGCTCCAATACCGCCGGCTGCTCCGCTAATGGCTCCACTGATAGACGATCCAGCATCGCCAAATGCTCCACTGATAGACGATCCAGCGTTAGAAAAGGCTCCTGAGACGGAACTTCCAGCATCACTAAACGTAGCACCTAAATCAATTTGAGGAACTTCGGGTAAATCACTAAACGGTCCTGCCATTTTATTCTCCTTTATATTATTTAGTTGACTTTTTCTTGGGTATATGCTATTATTATAAATATATATGGAGTATTATATGAAAAAACGAAATTACTTGAATAACAAAGACATCCTAGCTGAAATTCACAAGTCCAAAACCACTTACTGTTCCTTTACTCTACCAGAGTATCATCAATATGACGCTATTATCCCACTGAATGGTGAGATATCAGAGCAAATTATTGCTGATGGGAAGAAAGCAAGAGCAAAAAGACTTGATATACCTGAAGATACTATTACTTTACAAGATTTGATCTTCAGAGTTATGACATATGATCACATTCCCAATGAGCCAGGGCGTAAAAAGAACCCTAAAACTATTGCGGACCATAAAGTAAAGCTAAATTTTCCTCCTTTCCAGCATTGGAAGTATGATGAGGATGATAATTTTGTATGTGTTGGTAAATCACACTGGCACAATGGCGCATTTTCAATGATAAATGGGTATACAACTGATAAACTTGCTATTATGTGGATGAAATTGTGTGATAGGTATGGTACCAAGGGCAATGTCCGTGGATATACATACAATGACGAGATGAAAGGGCAGGCTATACTACAATTAGCCCAGATTGGACTACAATTTGACGAGTCTAAGTCATCTAATCCGTTCGCATACTACACGGCAGCAGTTACTAACTCGTTTGTACGCATTATCAACATTGAAAAGAAGAATCAATCCATCAGAGATGACATTCTTGAGATGAATAATATGAATCCTAGCTATACACGACAAGCAGAAGGCGAGTGGGCTATGGGTTTGAAGAGAGAACAGGAATTCCAAGAGCAATCATCAACCTCATACTGAGCATTATATGTTTAAGAAAGCGGCGGTTTTTACGGATATCCATTTTGGATTGAAGTCTAACAGTCGAACCCACAACAAAGACTGCGAAGATTTTGTTGATTGGTTCATTCAACAAGCACAAAAGCATGATTGTGACGCTGGCATCTTCTGTGGTGACTGGCATCACAATAGAAATAGCCTAAATCTTACTACTATGGGCGCTACATTGCGCTCATTAGAGAAATTAGGCAAGGCTTTTAAGGAATTTTACATATTTACGGGCAATCATGACTTATATTACAAAGATAAGCGTGATATTGCCTCGACTGAGTTCGCTAGACACATAGATGGCGTTACTTTAGTCAATGAATATGTAGAATATGATGGTATTGCCCTTGTTCCGTGGCTTGTGCAGGATGAATGGCGCAAGATACCCGAGTCTAAAGCTCAATATATGTTTGGACACTTTGAATTACCTTCATTTTATATGAATGCTATGGTAAAGATGCCTGAACATGGTGAGTTACGGGCTGAACACTTCAAAAATCAAGACTATGTGTTCTCTGGACACTTCCATAAGCGCCAGAAACAGGGTAAGATACACTATATTGGCAATG